CTTCACTAGGTTTCTTTTTGGTCTTTCCGATGGGACAATGATTCAGACAGGGGAGATGACAATCAGCTTAAACGAAAAGTCGAAGCTGTTTAAAACATTAACGAGTTGGAACGGAACTATGCCTTTTAGCGGATTCGACACTGAAACAATGGTAGGTAAAGGGGCAACTCTGAACATTATCCATAAGACTTCTCAGAAGGGAAGAGAGTATGCAGATATCACAGCAATTATGCCCGTCATGCAAGGCATGGAAAACCAAATACCTGACAGGTCAAGATTTGTCATCCCGACTAATGAAATTCAAAATGATATCACATTGCAACCCGCTCAAAATCAAGTAATTGCACCAACGAGCACAATACCGCAATCTCAACCGCAGCCGTTGCAAACTGCTACAACTGTAACAGTCGACCAGCCCCAGCAAGTACCTGTACAGCAACCCGTACAACAGCCCGCCCCTCAACCACAACAGGCAACGATGGGAACTCAGTTCACCGGTCCTAACCCAACGAATGTACCTTTCTGATGAATCCGATAGCTATATTACTAATGATCGGATGGGCGGCTGTAGTAACTGACATGGTGCTATGAGCATGACCATCGAAGATATTAAGAGAGTATCTGCTGACGAATGTGGTGTTATGGTGAGTGATATAGATGGGCGGGGGAGATTGAGGAAGGTTTCCCTCGCCCGTCAAATCGCTATTTATTTCACAAGGAAAATGCACGGCGTAGTGGAGACTGGAAAACATTTCGGCCGAGTTCATTCTAATATCTCCCACACCTGTAAACGGGTTGAAGCATTCATCGAGTGTGATCGGGAATATTCTGAGATTATAAAAAAGGTGGAGACTAAGTTAGGATGAAATATCTGAAACGAGCAATTCACCTGGTATATTTTCTTTGGAAATATGGGAAGGAGGTAATCCGTGGCTATTCTACAGGCAAAACCGAAAAGAGGTAGTGGTGGGCATTGGTACACCCGAGAGGGAAAGGCCATGCATACCATGCCTCGAGCTAAAGGAGACGGCGAACGGAATACCACTCTTAGGGATGCTAAGAAGCATGGACTATTTCCATCCGTAACAACTCTTCTTGGCCTGTTTGCCAAGCCTGGGTTAGAGCGATGGAAACAGGATCAGCTACTTCGTATAGCATTTGATAATCCGGCGAAGCTTGACGAGAGTTTTGAAAACTATGCAGACCGATGCTTGGTTCAGCATGAAAAGCCTGTTGAAGAAGCGGCAGACTTTGGGACGAAAGTTCACGATGCGATTGAAGCTTATTTTACCGGTCAGCATATACCCGATGAACTACTAGAGTATATTCAGCCCGCCTTGGATTGGAAACAGGAGCATGGCCTTAACTTCATCGAGTTTGAGAAGATGCTTGTTAATACGAATCATGGATTCGCCGGTACTGTCGATATTGTCGGACAGGGAGCGGAAGGTGCTAAGTTTATCTTAGATTGGAAAACCCGTAAGACTAAGCCGAAGGTCAAGGTCACCAGTTACGACTTCCAAATCCATCAAATAGCGGCCTATGCCGCAACCTATTGGGGCGAAGAGGCGGTGTTGGGGCATAGCGTCCACGGAGCTAACTGCTACATCAGTTCGACTGAGCCTGGTAGGTTCGAGGTAATTAAATATTCCCCCGAAGACCTCGCCAAAGCATGGGTCGATTTCACCGCCCTCTGTCAGCTATGGCGGAGTCTTAAAAACTACGATCCTCGATGTCATGGATGAGTCGTGGATAAAAATAGGGACGGGTTATCGACCCGACGATTCGCCGTATGAGGTAAACCGAATTCATTGCACAAAATGCGAGCATACATGGGATGATGACGATGACGAAATGTGCGTCTGCGAGGAATTCGACGATGAGTAAAAACATTCGGTTTAAAACTCCTGGGTACATCTTTGGCTCCGCCATGAACGAGTCGGCAATTAATATTTGTTGCCCGAACCGCATGAAAGATGCGGTGAAAAGACTGGCCTACAAATACGAATTGTCGGTCTCTCGCTATGTCCTCGGATTAATCATCACCGATCTACATCTGAAAGACCCTGAGTTTAAGGAATACATGGACTCTTTAGGATGAGCGAATCGTGGAAAGAGTTTAGCTTAATGGTGAGCCAAGCATACGACCGGTTTTGGGAGAAGAACAGACTGGCTTATAAAAATGGGCGGATCATTCGGACGGGGATTCCGAGGGTCCGCCCTAAGCCAGCCCATGAGTTGGATTTTAGGAATAAGAAGAAAGGGACGAAAGAAGATGGCGAAGTTTATTAGTTTATTTGCTGGGGTTGGTGGATTCGATCTTGGCATGGAACAGGCGGGGCATGAATGCGTTGCTCAAGTGGAATGGGACAAGAATGCGGCGGGTGTATTAAATCATCGTTGGCCGAATGTTCCCCTGTTCTGCGATGTATCAAAAGTATCGGGCGATGATCTGCCCGATGCGGATTTTATAACATACGGATTTCCATGTCAGGACTTGAGCGTGGCCGGTAAAAGAGAGGGATTAGATGGAAAACGATCAGGATTATTCTATGAAGCAACTAGACTTATTCGGGAACTGCGAACCCGAGGATGCGGGCTACGCTTTGCACTGGCAGAAAATGTTAGGGGCCTCTTGTCCGCAGACGATGGCCTTGCACTTGCAAGGTGCATCCGAGAGCTACTCGACTGCGGGGCTAGTGAGGTCGGATTCAGAATTTTGGACAGCCAATATTTCGGAGTGGCCCAAAGACGGAAGCGCGTGTTCATTGTCTCAGATTTTGGAGGCGAATCCTGCGACGAAATACTCGCTATCACCGAAAGCCTGCCAGGGTATCCTGCGCCGAGCAGAGAAGCGGGGAAAGGAACTGCCGGAGATGCTACAAAAGGCGTTGGAGAGGGTGGCACTATCGAAGGTGTAGATTGGTACAACAATGCAGTTACCGGTGATATAAATCATACCCTTAAAATAGGTGGAGATGTACCTGGTGTAATCGAACAAAAAGAAACCTACTGCCTGCAAGGAGGTGGAGAGACTTCGCAGAGTTCGCAAGGTAGCGGAGTTAATAAGGATGTAGCTTTTACCCTTAATGGATTGAACAAGCATGGGGTTGCTTATGAGCAAGAGGGCATCGCATTTGAGCCTAGAAGTGCAGACGGCGAACCTAGAATAACAGGTGATATTAAAGAGGTTGTCAGCCCTACCTTAAACTGCATGGGCGGAGGGCAGCGTGAACCTTCAGTAGTCTCATGGAACGGAGACACAACCCCCAAGGCTTCCGAGGATGTATCGGTAACTCTGCGTAGCCAGCAAGGCGGGGAAGGCGTGGGGGTGGCATTTCATGCCTCGCAAGACCCGATCCACAGCGAGGAGCATACACCCGCTTTGGGCAGTAATGCGACTATTGGTTATCAGCAGAACCTAACCGTCCGCCGACTCACTCCAATCGAATGCGAACGCCTACAGGGATTCCCCGATAATTGGACAGCCGAAAAGATGGAACTGACCCTTGAGGGGAACGAGTGGAAGGCAACCGGCAAGGTGGTCAAACAGGCGGATGGTCCACGCTACAAGGCGATGGGTAATGCAGTCACAGTCAATGTGGCTGAGTGGATAGGGAAACAGATTGGAAAGGTAATTTTATGAAACGAATCAAAATGCAAAAGAAATTAAAACAGAAACTATATTTTAAGGAATATCAGACTAATCCACACGGTAAACAGACTCCGGTTTTTACTACTTCCGAAATTTATAACAGCCCAAGCCTACCTGGTGCTAGGAAAAAGCTGAAATGAAAACACAATATAAAATGGGCAGAGGCTTACCTCGAGGCGAGAAGGTAGTCGTAAAAGTGGGAAGCCGCCAAGCGGATGTAATCCTCGACACCGACAAAATGAATTGGCGGGTCAAGCTGGATACCCCCGACCTTCCCGAACTGGAATATCCGACCTTTGAGAATGCGGTAATGTCAGCGGAAACAATTTTAAAGGAGGATCGGATTTGATCGCCCTCGATGTGGAAACAGTTTGGTCCAAGCAGTACAGCGTGGCCACGATGGGATTGGATCGATATGCCAAGCACCCCGACTTTCGGGTAACCATAGTTAGCCTGGTAGCCGATGATGGATTTGAGTGGGTTGGAGATCCCCGTGACTTACCGGTCGATATTCTAAACGGCCAATCAATCTGCGCCCATAATGCCGAGTTTGATTCGGTCTGTTGCAGAATGGCAATGGCGAGGGGGCAGATGCCACAGTTTACTCCAAAGGAATGGATTTGTACGGCGGACATGGCAAGCTGGCATCAGTTGCCGAGGTCATTGGCGGGATGCTATAAGGAACTATTTGGCGAAGAACTTAATAAGGATGCCCGCAATGAGATGAGCGGACTTCGACCTGAAGAGATTCTCGGAAATGAATCGTTTAAGGAGTATGCATTGGGAGATTCCCGAGCGTGTATTCGGATTTATAATGAACTGAAAACATCGTTTCCCGAAAAAGAGTTTTTACTTTCCGCATTTACCCGAAGGACGGCAAGCCGAGGCATGGCAATTAATCAGAAACTTTGCCAGGACTATATTAATAAGACTGAGGCGATAATGAAGGAGGTCGAAACCTTTCTGCCTTGGGTTGGTCAAGGTGGAGGTGAACCGACTTCGACAGTTGCAATGGCCGCCTACTTAAAAATGCAGAATGTCGAACCTCCGAAGTCTACTCAGGAGGGAGATTCTGAATTACTTTTATGGAAGGCTAGGAATCCGCAGTATGCTCCGATCCTTGAAGCAATGACAAGGTGGAGAAAAGCGAATAAAGCGAGGCAGACTTATATCAGTATGATCCTTCGAGTCCGCCCCGACCATCGAGTTTCCACCCGATTGAAATATTGCGGTGCGCCTCATACCGGCAGATGGAGTGGAGCGGGTGGATTAAACTTCCAGGGCATTCCTCGGGACGAGGTGGAAGGTACATCGGCCAAGAAATGTCTTACACCTGGTAAAGGCCGAGTCATGGTTTCTGCCGACCTATCGCAAATCGAGCCGAGGGTGTTGGCTTATCTTTGCGGGGACTTTGATTTCTTAGGTTTGGTCAGAGGCGGGATAGACTTATACGAGGCACATGGCCGAGCGACTGGACTCTATAATGAGGATGAACCGATGAAGGACTTAGCCCCCGAACTTCGTCATCTCTGCAAAGCCCGTGTGTTGGGCTTGGGATACGGATGCGGTCCGAAGAAGTTCGGCCAAGTGGCACAGGCTTTAACCGGTGGTAAATTAAATATGACCGATGCTGAGAGCCGAAAACAGGTCAAAGATTTTAGAAATCAGAATCCCAAGATTGTCGAGCTATGGAAGAAGTGCGAGGACCACATCCGAGAGGAGGCAAAGCAGACTCCTGAGTGTGCAACCATGATCTGCAAGTCGGGCAAACCGATCCGATACTTCGATATACAGGATGATGGCAAGGAACTGACTGGTCAGAAGGTTAGAGGGCAAGGGCGGATGAAGTTGTATGGTGGATTACTTTTAGAGAACCTCGTTCAGGCAACAGCAAGAGAGCTGATGGCGGATTCCCTTCTGAAGATTGAGGCCGCTGGTCTCCCCGTTGTCCTTCATGTCCACGATTCCGTAACTGTTGAAGTTGCCGAATCGGAGGGACAGGCGGCACTCGATTTAATGATCAAACTATTAACACAAGAACCTCTCTATATGCCAGGGCTTCCCTTGGCGGCAGAGGGGGAAATTAAAACGCATTACTGATGGATAAAGAACGCAAAAAGAAATTAAAAACAATCCCGTTTTCCAAATGGCATGGTGAAAAATTAATGATAGATGGCAAGACATGGGTAGTACCTAAAAAGGTTACATTAAATATACTTAGGAAATTAGAATCATCTAAAAAGGTATGTGAACATTGCGGGGTTCGTTCCGCCTCAGTCTTTGATTTTTTTAAGTTCGTAGGAAAAGCTAATACACCTGAATCCGCTTTTATCTCCATTAGAAATATTGGAGAGGGTCATGTAGCTGATTGTGTCAAATTATACGAGTTCATGCTTAATATTTACAAAATCAATAGGCCATGAACCTCCTCCGAATCATCGGCTTAATCGCCTCATTCGCCTTATTCGTCACCGCAGTCCTCGTCTTAGCCTACATCGTGGCCGCATTCGTACTAACAGTAATAACATCACTATTCACCACTACATGAACCACAAAATTATCGGCCTAACAGGTCCAAAGGCGGTAGGTAAATCGACCTATGCCAAATCAATCGAGGGAGCGGTAATACTTTCCTTCGCCACTCCAATTAAAGAGATGCTCAAGGTGATATTGCCGGGAGAGAAATATCTGCATTTTAAGGAAGAACCAATACCTGGTTTCCCCGATGGGATTAATGCCCGAAAGATGCTCCAAGAACTTGGGACTACTTGGGGGAGAGAAGGAAAGGCGGGGTATCCGAATATATGGGTGGACTTAGCGTATAAGGCGGCTCTTCCTTATATCGGTAAGAAAACCATCGTCTTCGATGATATCCGATTTCCCAATGAAGCATGGGCGATAATGAGGTGGGGCAATATCCATGAAATACTGACGGAAATCGTTCACATTTCTCGGAAGGGACATGAACCCGATCCGAATGATAACCATGTCTCTGAGGCGGGACTTCCTAAAGGGATGATTGATAAATGGGTGTCGGTGGGTGAGGATGGGAAAAGCTAGGGATATAGCCAAGCAAATGGCCACGGAAGCAAAGCTTAGAAATATGCTTCTCAAAGTACCCGAAGACCACGATGGATTCTCCCAAAGGGAACTGTCGGATAAAACAGGGATTCCTCGGAGAACAATTCGGAAGATTGAATCCGAGGCGATTACCAAAATAACCGATTATATCCAGCAATTTATTAGGGAAGAGGGTTCCGACTAATGGCAATCTTATCAGCAGATATGGCGGGGTTCTTTGACCGGCTCCCGCAAGGAGACTTTGGCCATCATACTTTTATTGCCCGCCTAACCCTCCGTGCCGCCATGCACCAATCAGACTTCGAGAAAGCACATGATTATTGCCTCGAGGTAGCAAAGGAATTTACCCGCCGACCACTCCAGCCAAACGAGATCCGAAACGCTCTCACCGGTGCATATCAAATCCTTTCGGGTGAGAAGATTATCACTCCCACTAAGAGGGTGTCAGTAGACTCAGGAATATCTTCCAATGCAAAAGGCAAGCCCGAAGATCTCGAGATGCTACAACTCCGCTCCTCCGCCATTCCTTTGAATGCCGAGGAGGCGGTTTCCAAGCTGTTCCGATCCGACCAGTGGATAAACATCCAGGCGGATAAATATAATACGATGATTAAGTCAGCGGGCGATTGGGGGATCAGTCAAGGGGTAGGGCAGATGGAATTTATTTCTTACAATCCATTTAAGGATATCGGTCCTCGGCAAAAGGAGAATGCCGGTGAGCGAATGTACCTGGTCCACGAAATTGATGATCCAACATGGACCAAGGCCGAACAGGTAGGTCCAGCCCTAGCCCTCGAAGCAATCTGTCCCCTCAAGATGATAGTCGATAGTGGCGGGCAGAGTCTACATTGCTGGTACGATTGGATACCTGGTAAGGCCGATCAGTTTAAACATATGTCGATGAAGCTCGGAGCCGACCCATCGATTTATAATTCCCCCCTCGGATTAGTCCGACTGCCTTGGGGGACGAGAAAGCCAAAGACTGAGAAGGGTGAGAAATATACTGCCCAGCAACCAATCTTATTTTGGCGGGAATGATTAATACTCTCCTCAAAGCAACCATCGTCCGACGGTTTATTCAGCTAGGCATTAAGCCCGTTAAAGCGATGAGAATGGCTCACCGAATGAACGAGGGAGATGTTATTGTGCTTGTCAGAAATCACATAAATTTAAAGCCCCAAATAATTTTAACACTAATCAAAAATAACATAAAAGATAATGAGACCTAAAGACGACCCATATTATAAAGCACAGCTTAAGGCCATAGAGCTGGAATATATGCTAGACAGCCCAACTGTCACCAATATGCCAAACCGATCAATCGAGGTGAGGAATGACGATCCCAAACCACTACCCGATATCATGTCATTCGGCCAGTGCATGGATTTCGCCACTAACCCGAAGAACGAGCTTGAGGAGATTATCGAGGGATGTCTGCATGAGGGATGTAAGATGATTATCTCGGGGTCCAGCAAGGCCGGTAAAACATGGTCACTCATTAACCTGGCCATCGCCGCATCTAATGGGATGCCGTGGCTGGGGATGCCGGTTAAGCAGAGTAAGGTTCTATACCTTGACTTCGAGCTAAAGAAGTTCTTCGGTACGGATCGGATAAAGCGGGTAGCCAAGGCCATGTTTAAAGGAGAGATGCCACTAAACCCTCGGCTAGACTATTGGCCCTTACGAGGTTACCGGACTGAATTGTTGGATCTCCTAACCAAGATCCGAGTGGAAAGGAGAAACTACGACCTAATTATCCTCGATCCATACTACAAGCTGGCAACCGGTATTGACGAAAACGATGCCAAGGCAGTAGGCGAAATTGTCAATCTGATCGAAGACTTCTCCGAGGAAACAGGTGCAGCCATAGTATTTGCCCACCACTTCTCCAAGGGTAACAAGTCAGAAACCGATCATATAGACAGAGCGAGTGGTTCAGGTGTCTTTGCCCGTGATCCCGATGCTATCCTAACCCTCACCGCCCACGAGGAGGAGGAACACTTAGTCCTCGAAACCACCTCCCGAAACTGCCCATTCTCACCCCCCAAAGTCCTCGAATTCTCTGCCGATACCTTCCCCCTTTTCCAACATAAACCCGACCTCGAGGCAAAGTTCAGAAAGCCAGGGCAAACCTCCACAATTCAAAAAAAGATAAATGAGGCCTTATCCGAGAAGTTCCTCGAGCTGTTAAAGGATAAGCCGATTTGCGGAAGAAACAAGGCAATCGAATTACTTCAGGAAAAGACCAATAATAATATCGATGGCCATGTTTTAAAGAAAATATTATCGATGACCAAGGATCAAATTGAGATCGAAAAAGGTGGTCCAGGTAACCAAACTGTCTACTCTTTGAAGCTAAAACTGAAAGGAGAATAAGTTAACTTTATTGTCGGAAGAGTGGTAGTGCGACCCTATATAGTATATATGCACTACTACTCTCTAGTACAAAAACAGGCTGACAAGTAGTTCACCTTCGGACTAATGCTTTGGCCCGACAAGCGGCCCAATAGCTAAAGCTAACGCACCAGTCCGCCAACCGCTTTAGGCGGCCGTACCAGGTTAACTACTCCGCCAGCCTACAAGCTCACTCGATTAAAAGATTAAAATGAATCATCAGCTTAACCGATTAACCGGCAGAACAGGTATCACTCAGCCTACCCATTCACTCGTTCAAAATATTATACCGCCCAAGAGGTACGAGGATAAGGTTCGATCAATCACAGCAAAGAGGGCATTCGATGAAAATCCAATCCCGTCAAGGAGGTACAAGGGTAGTGCTCGGTCAATCACAGCAAGGAGGGCATTCCAAGGAATGGCGGGATTGGCGGCATTATACCCTAGCGTTGTAGATTGTATAGGTCGGAGGCTAAAAACGCTCTCAGCGTCCTGTGTGGCGATTTAAACGCTATATATGGAATTATATGTCGGTTTATCTTTATCCGAATATTTCAAATATTATCTGAAGTATGATAAACAGGCTGTCGATTATAAGATCCCGTTCGAGGAAAAAAAAGAACAAGGTTAGGAGGGCATACCACTCTCTTTGATTATTATGTATCGGTGACTTCGGCCTCGATGATTTTTTCATCCTTCAGATTGGCAAGCTCGGCTCGGATCTCATCCAGGCTAAGAGATTTCTTCACCTCGATAGTTTGGGTAGGCTCACCTTCATACTGGCGATGCTTGTCGATTAGAATGCCGGTAGCGATAGGTAGGACTCCTGATGGGATTTCATCGTCCTGGAGTTTAGTTATCAGACTTTCAACTGCAAGCTGGGTCGCTGTTCCGATTAATCCTCTAAGATGCTTTTTCGTATCTTTCAGTGTTTCCTGTTCTCGAGACTTAACGACTGCAACTGTATGAGCGGATATCTTACACTGCTTTGTAATACTTGTGATCGTGGAGCCCTCTGCCAGCATCTGAACGCATTTAGCATAATCGTTGGGCCTCTTATCGAAAAGCTTCTGTCCGGTCCAAACTGCGGGACAGGCTTCCTCGACAACTAAATTAGCCGGAAGGTTCTCGGCTTTCTGATATGCTCTCGGTCTTTTCGTAGGCATGATTTTAATCGGTGTGGCATATTGATAATGAATTATCAATAAGGGATTTGGCAAGTACAATTAGACATAATCATTATTACAC